TTTTTTTTTTCAAGCAGAAGACGGCATACGAGATCTAGTACGGTCTCGTGGGCTCGGAGATGTGTATAAGAGACAGACTTCATTCAGTAGGTCGAGTCCGGTGATCATATTACCACTCCACCGCTACGAAATCCCAATGCAAAGTGCCAGTCACACTAGTGATAGCGAGTGTCATCTGTGCGCCGTTCACAACCATTACAGGAGCGGCAGCGCCATACTGGTCGCCAGCCTGAACAATCAGATACTGCGAACCGACAGCCGTTGCCGTGGCGGCTGGCACCGTAATAGTCGCCGCAACTGTAGTACCTCCAATAACCAAGAAGTTGTTGTCCGGGCCAACCAATGACTGCGCTGAATCAACGTATGGTGCGACAGTCATCGTGGCAGTGGCTCCGTTACTATCGCCCCATACGGAGATAGCAATTGAATACGCACCAGGCGGCAAATTGAAATCTACCGTTCCAGTGGGCGTGACAGCAGAACATGCGACAGATCCCGAATTCTTGTGGATCTCCCGAAAATTATGCCGTGTTTTGTCAAGATACGGGTACGCCATTACATTCTCCTAGTCGACCACGATCAGAATGACCTGGGCCGCGTTCGTAGTGCTCTCGTTCTGGAGGTAGATTGTGGTGGCCGATCCTAGCATCACGGCGACAACGCCGTCGACATTCCAGTATCGGCTCGCATCGTTGATCGAGACCTTGATGGCTGTGTCGCTCTCCACCTGTAGGTACTCGGCCGTCGCAACCCCTCCCAAGGTCACCTGCGTCGTGGTGTTCGTCGCTAGAGTAATGATCCGGTGGGTGCTCTCTTCCCACAACTTGTTCTTCGTGTAGTTCGCGAGATCCTTGAACCCAACCCGGTTCTTCTTGGACTTGTAGCGGACCTCAGTAGCAACCCGCAGATCGGGCTTGAAGAACGGAGCCGTATCAATCACTTCGGTGATATCCGGCGGATCTACTGGCGGAGTCACCGGGTATGCAGCAACCGTGATCGTCGCGGTACTGACGTTCGACCACGTGACGCCGTCGTACGCTTTGAAGGTGAACGTATCCGTGCCGGAATAGGTTGCCTTCGGAGTATAGACAAACGCACCAGTTGTGGTGTTGAACGTGAACGCTGTCGTATTCGTGGAAGCCACAACGACACTAGCCGATAACGTATTTCCTTCTGGATCAGTAGTATTGGACAGAACACCGTTAGTGGAGTTCACTGTCAATACGTTTCCGGCTGTTACCGTATAGGTAACGGGCCCAGCCACTGGAGGTTGGTTTGCACCAGGTAATGCTCCGATGAAGCTATTCCCGGAAGACGCAGTTAACATGCTTGCAGCCACAGGCCGTAGATCGGGAATCTCAATCTCGTATGATCCAACTGTCCACGTATAAGTAGAGGTGTAGCCATTGACTAACGAGTCTACATTCGTGAGCAGACCAGTAACATCATTCGTCTTCGGTGTATCCGTGCCATCCGAGAATGGATTCGCATACGGCTCCGTTGTCGGCATCGTCACAGCAGCCGTTTGCCCATACCAGCCGTTGTAATCTACGTCACTAGAGGAGAAGATAAACGTATGTGAGTTCTGGTTACCAACAATATCAGACAACGGTACTTTCGTTGCGATGCTACTGCCGTCGCCAGTCACGCAAGCAATATACAAGTTGTCCTTGAATACGCCCGTGCCATTATCGCCCGCACCATCAATCTTGACGGCCTGTATGATTCCTTGGAGAGTGGTCTCTGAGTTCGCATAGATGTTGGCGAATGTACAACGTGTCATGCTAAAGGTCAGCGCAGCGTTGAGCGTGTCCTCATGAGCCTGGCAACTCTGGCCTGGCCAATCATTCAAGAAGATACAGCGCGAGTAGTCAGCCCCGCTTAGTTGCAATTGTCCCGCACCGCCGCGCCCGATCACGAAACCATTCACATTACGGAAGAAGCAATTGGCAACCTGAACTTCGGTTGCACGATTGGCATCAGCAAAACAAATCCATCGATTGCCACTAACAGCCGAATCAGCACCAAACTCAAAGGCACAGTCTTGGAATCTCCAGACGTTCCCGCCCGGACTAGAACCCATTTCAAAGAGTTGGATATTGACGTTGATATTAGCGGCAGCACCTGCGGCTTCCGTAAAGCGTAGTCCCTCGCACAGAAAGAAATCTGAACCAACCTGCGGACGCAGCAGTTCATACGTACCATTAGTGTTTGGTACTTGGACTTCGGTAAGGGTTGGGGTTCCGTTCGAGGTCGTGCCTCGCATACGGAAACCCCAATCATCGGTGAAGTTCGTACCAGCGCGACTGTTGACGAAATCTGATGCTTGCGCGGTCAAGACATGGGTACCGTCATTGACGATATTCAGGGTGTCACCTTGGGCCATAACAGGACTTACGCGACCCATCGCGTAGTCTACTGTTTTCCAGGCTACGGAAAAATTCGTGCCCGCTGCTGTATTCGTGCCAGCCGTCGATACCCACCAGGTTGCCATTCTATCTCTCCATCACGCAGATCAGATGATTGTCGTCTGCCGGTTCCATGGTAATACGCCACGGATTATCAGGACCCAGAGCCTCACCCAGAAGTTCCTCCACGTAATCCATATCGAACAGCGCCGTATGTTCTGGCACTTCTTCTGGCCCCATGCAGCCGTTCGGGGTGGTGAAGATGATCTTACTGGCAACCGATTCTCCGAGTTTGCGGAGCAAGTCAATAGCTGTTCCGCGATCCAAGTGTTCAAGGATTTCGGTCATCACCACTACTTCGCCTACCATTGTTGCTGCAAAATCTCGTACATCTAATACCTTAGCATCTAGGAATCGCGATTTTGCCATCTCAACGCCAATAGGACTGATATCATATCCACTATAGATTACACTCTTTTCAGCAGTTAGCTTACTACCAAGTATGCCAACGCCACATCCAAGTTCAACGACACCTGCACCATGATGTACTTTGTCCACCACAGCCTGGAACATCTGCGGGTACTTGCGCCACGAATCCGCACCTTCCCGCGAGTAGACCTGGTCCCAGTAGTCCGGCGTGTTGATATTCTTCGCGCGATCCAGCGTCTTCTGGAAGCCGGGCGCATCGCTGGGGACGACGAAGGTCTGGCCAGTGCGGATATCGTAGTGTCCGCACAATACACGCCCGTCTACATAGACAGGATGGCCGTGCAGGTTCAACTTACGGCAGAAGCGCACATCGTGGCCCCACATCACCCGCTGCTTCTCGGTACTGCCGTCCGCAGGCATGTCCTTCTCATCAGCCCAGATAGGGATCTCCTGGCCCGCCTCTTCCTTCATCTTGTCCATCGTGTCCACGATCGCCGAGACCCTAGCCAGCAAGCAGCCTGCGCCAGCCCCAAAGCAAAGTTCCGGCTTGGCGTGCGGCCCCATCTCGAAGTCCCAGGCGCAACCATCGCCGTGCTCTTGGTAGACCAGTGGTTCGTTCGGCGTCTCGCGCGTGGTGTAGACACCAGTCACCGCGCCTGCGTGCGGGTTGCGTTCCATGAAGTTGTACAGGGTATACAGGCCCAAGGGCGGAATGATGGTATCGTCGTCAACGTAGAAGATGTACTCCGCGCCCATGCGGATAGCCTCCTGCGTCATGATCTGGCGAGCATGCGAGGACAGCATATTCTTCTTGATGATATACGCCATGCTGACATTCAGCGGCGGAACCCAATTCATGTGGGACAGCATGAACTCAGCCGGAAGAAGGCCGGGAGCCCGGAAGCCGTCGTTGACCTCGTACAGTTTGCCGTCGGCTCCGGGAAGCACGCTGGTCACGGGCTTGGCACCGATAGGGATCGCCACAACGAGCTTGGGCTTCTCAGCCAACTTGATCGCTGTGCGGCGGGCCTGCTTGATATCAACTTCACCATCGAGAACAAGGTCACCATTGCTGATGATCTGGCGGTCGCTCATGATTCCCTCCCAGGAATGTTGTGTGCCCTTAGCGGGCGAAATGGGGCTGGCCTGCTTGAGACCAGCCCCAGATTGTGTGCTACGGAGAGTAGCCCCGAGCCGTCACCGAAGTAGGCGGCGCGGTCATGAAACCGGAGATGGTGACATTCCCCTGCGTGACAGTATCACTGGCAGTGCAGATGATGGTGACGAAGATATCGCCACCAGCAGGAATCGTGCCATCAACAATGGTGCAAGCACCAAGGCCGGTTGTCAGCGTGACCGCAGCTACGATCTGCTCACCAGACGAAGCGGTGCCGACTTCCATCGACGGGGTCGCCCCGGTGGCCGCAGCCGTGAACATGATGTCAGTGACTTCGAATGCCTGCCCAGCGGGCAAGTTGATCGCAAACACCACAGAGGTATTCGTCACCGACGGTACGGGCACGTAGAAGGACTGGAGGGCCCCACTGATGGGGCCATCCACTCCACTCACACGGTCATGAAACCTAGTCAGTCCCATAGGTTACCTACTTTCTAGGCACCCTGGCCGCCGACGACATTACGCCAGTCAGCCGCACCACGGGAAAGGCGATAGGTCATCTTGGACTTCATGTTGCCGGTGTCGAAGTCGAGAGTGTGATCACTCACGGGCTCCTGACGCCAGTAACACAACATCCGATGCTGCGCCGGATCGCTACACACGAACCAGTCGTCATCGCCGGTCAGGTACTTGGACATGACGACGGCGAGGGAAAGCTGGTTCAGCGCGTTCACGGCGTTGGACGCCGTATCCGAACGAAGCTGCGACTTGAGAATCTCGAACGCGATCCACCGTAGTTCGGTCGGAATGAGCAGCTTCGCGGGGCTAGCCTCGATAGGCAGGCTCCGGTCGTCCAGCATTCCGTCGAACAGGTTGATGGCGCTCTCCAGGTTCGACTGCGAAAGATCGCCCTCGATCAGGTTATCGTACGTACCGCCGCCGACCAACGGATGGTCATTAGCGAAGATATACGAGCCGTCAGGAGTGGTCTCAGTTCCGAAGCCGAGGTTGTACAGGTTCCACAGATAGGTCTCGATCGAGACCCGAGCGGCACGAGCAAGGGCCGGAGCCGCGTTGCTGATGTGGCCGTCCAGATCGTCGTCCATGGCCTCCATGGAAATCTGGTAACCCTTGGCGAACGTCAAGTGGGTAAACCGCTTGTCGTAGGCCTGGAGGATGGTGTCGTAGTCGACCTTCGCACCCTCAGACTTCTGACTGAACTGGCCGAAGCCGGTCAGACCGGTAGTCTCTTCATACGCACGACCGGAGTCGCGGACGTTGAAGGCTTCCGGGTAGGTAAGGGTCGGAGCATCGAACTGCTCGAACATGATCTCATCGATGTACGCCAGACGAGCCGAGAAGAGGTCCGTGAACCGCTGCCGCAACATGACGTTACCAACACTAGCCATTGTTCAACTTCCTTTCTCGTCTAGGTGATGCGAGTGCTCGTGTTCGCGAACACATGCGCCTTGTCGGTGATCTTGACAACCCACTTGGCATTCGCGGCGTCCTGGTCGTTGTCCTGGGCATCCCAAGGCCGACGAACCTGGCACACGTCAAACGCGGCGTAGGTAGAGGTCAGTTCGCTGGTATCCAGTTCACTCTTGCTCTGGAGCAGAGTGGTGTTACCAGTCACAGCAGTGACATTCGCATACCGGCCAGGAGCCAGCAACGGTGCGGCCACGGCCGTGTCGCCCTGAATCAGGAATTCCTGCTCGGGGTCGTCGAAAATCAAGCACTGGAGATCGGTGGCGCTGCAATAGTGCGCCGCCACGCCGAGCACGTTGTAAGCGTGCGCAGCGGTTGTGCCGTTGTAGGCAGCCGGACCAGTCTCCAGCAACACTACCAGGGCACCCTCGTAGATCACGGACGTACCCGACCGTGTATACGAGGTGATGCGAGGGGCCGTGCCGCCCACACCATTGTCGACGGGCCGAAGGCCCAGAGGGGAATCGACATTCGCCATATTAGTTACTCCTCATCAGGATGGAAGAGTCGTGTGCGGTGCCCGCCTTGTGGCACCGGCAACTCTTCCCGTGGTTTGAATCCACCGGCAGGCCTGGGGTCATGCTTCACGCCATCGCCGAATGTCTCCACTCCCTCGCCAATCGTCACGTTAGCGCGCGCGTTGGCAGCCATCTGCTTCCGCAACGCTTTGCTTTCGCGCTTCTGTTGGCGAGCGAGCCAGATCTCTTCTTTGATCACGCAAAGGATGCTATCCACACCCCGACGGACGTAGTTGTCTTGCGTTTCGATACCTTGCAACTTGGCTGGGGCACTGTAGAGATATTCGTCAATGTTCTTGCCGATCTCACTGTCCCAGGTAACAGGGGTCCACCCACGTGGTCCTCTGTCGTCCATGATGCGCGGGTTCTTCCAGCTAAAGTGCAGTCCTTCAGGATGGCACTTAAACTTGTGCGGGTTCACACATTCGAACGGGTCATGGTAGACCTTCGGCTGTGGGCCCTCGTAGGTACCAGCGTCCAGCTTCTCTTCCATCAGTGCTTCCATGCGAGCCAGACGATCATCCATGTCGGCCTGCCTATTGAGCAGGGCCTGGTTCTCTTCCGTCAACTCCACGTTGACGGCGGTAGCCTTGTCCAGTTGTTCCTGGAGTTCAGCCTTGTTCGGAGTCTTCTCGGTCATGGCTTATCCTCTCGTGAACAGGTCAATGTGGTCCTTGTACTGCTTACCGCGCTTTTCGATGCGCGCAAGCTGTTCCTTCGTGAACTTCCGCCCCGGCATGGCATTCGCCAGGTTCTTCTGAATGCCCTGGTGTTCCTCAGTGCTGAGGTCCAGTTTGTCGTCATTCTTCCGACCTGTCGGCCTGCTGGTGCGTCCATCCTGTACGCCACCCGGCTCGCGCCGAGTAACGGAAGGGCGGAACGACTGTGGCCGAACATTGAGTTCGAGCCCAGCTTCATTAGCAGCATGCAACACCGCTTGTGGGTTGTTGTCTGCCGTCTGACCCATATCCTTGAGGATACGATTTGTAATCGAGTAAAACTGCGAGGCCTTGTCGTGCAACTGCGGCCACCGCGAGAATGCCTGTTCGTTCGCCTTCTGCTCAGACTGCTGGTAGGAATGCTCGGTCCGAAACTCACTGAGTCCTTCCCGTACGCCGTCCTTCACCTTGCGTCCGATGAGATACTGATCGAAGGCATCCTTCTGATCTTCTGGCACGGTGGGACGCATGGTCTCCAATTGTGTCAGTGACATCTCATCCAGTGTCTGAGGTTCTTTCGTCGGAGCAGGCTGAGGTGCCGGAGCCGTGCGCTCTGCGCGGAGAGCCGTTAGCTCCGCAGCGATCTGAGCGTTCGTTTCCTGCATGCGTTCCATCTTGCGCTGGAACTCTGCCCGTACGTTTTCGAGACTCCGACCTTCGCCATCTTCGCCCTTATCCCCTATGTCCTGTTCACCCGTGGACTCGGGATCGGGATTCGGATCGGTGACTTCAAGATCAGGTTCGATCGCCGGTTCACCGGCAGGTACGCTGTTAGCAGCATCGTCCAATCGAGACATGAGTCCTCCTAGCGAGTTACGCCCGCCAGCCGTTGAGAGGAGGTTATTGGTGTTACTTGCGATTCTTGAGCATGTTTATGCTTTCCGTCCGTACTTGCGTGTGGCACGCCGGTAGCTCTGTGGGCGATTCCACTCGGACACTGGCATGTCGAATCTCTTCGGCTTGACACGTGTACGAGCAGCGCCTAGTGGGGCCGTACTTTCGATGGGAGAGTTATCGAACCGGCCCACTAACTTCTTGGCGCGCGTGTGCTTCAAGGTCAAACCTCGACGCTTGGCCATTCGCCAATCTCCTTCCTACCGATACTTGCTTGCGATACGCTTCTGGGCGCGCTCCTTCGCACTGAAGACCTTCATGGCCTCCGCACGAGTTCGACCACCGCCAGCGCGGATAATCTTGCTGGCAGCTTGCTGCCGCTTGATCTCCTTCTTGAGCTTCTTACCTTTCAGAGGCATCTGGAGCCTTTCGCAGTTGCGAGATCGCGTCCATTATCAGGCTCATACCGGTCATCACTCCGGCGCGAAATCGTACTTCCATCGGGTCGTATTGCTTGGCGCTAGCCTGCCGCAACACTTCTTCTTCTGCCCGCCCCTGGTGGCGCTCAAGCTCAGAGCGCAGCACATCGGCAAATGGGCTACTGAGATAGTCTCTCAATCCTTCGTGATCCACTACTGGACGCCTCCCTCAAGGTTTCCAAGGTCAGGTCCGGCCTGGGGAACATTATTACCAGCGCCAGGTTGTACTGGCTGCTGGCCCTGGTTCTGCTGCTGCGCCAGCATCTCCATGTGCTCGCGCTTGTGCATCGCCCACAGGATCACGTGGCTCTCGTCCATCTGCTCGAAGGCAGGCGTCCGCTCGAACTGCGAGATCACTTGCAGGTGCTCACCGTGCTGATCGGTCGGGAGGACCGCCACACGCAGACCCTGGATCATGGCCATGTTCTCATCGCGCTGTGCCATCGGCGGATGCTCATAAGCACCCTGGCCGGGCAGGGCCGGGATGAGCCGGTCGATATCGACACCCTCAGACCAATGCCGCAGGAGATCCTTCAACGCCTCGCGTCGGACCTGCGGATCCTGGCTGTAGTCAGGATGCGTCATGACCATATTATAACGGACCTGCGAGATCTGTCGTAAGATCTCACGGTTCGTATTCACTGTGTTGCCAGTAAAGGCAAAGACGTAACGACCGCGTAGCTCGTCACGCGTCACACGACGCCGATCGAAGCCTTGCTCGCCAGTCACGTAGAACCATCGCTCGTCCGGCATGTACTCCTGGTAGAGGCCCATCAACTGGTGCATCAACTCTTCCCAGCCGGTACGCTGCCAACGCGTGATGATGTTGTCGAGTTGGATGTTCCCCTCGCTCAACAGCATGCCGGTGCCCTTCGCTGTGCGAGGAGCATTGCGGATCTGCGGACTACCGGCCACCATCGGGCTGATCGTCACGCGGTCCGCGAATAGGAGCAGCGTGTCCATCGCCGAGAGGTTCGCCAGTGGCTCCTGCTGGAACTTGGGGAACATCACGCCGCTTGGATCCCCAATGGGGATGCCATCGCCGGGCTTGATGTCTTGCAGCACGCCTGGATCCACCATCGTGGCAGCCGGGACGTAGAAGAAGAACGGGTTGTTGATCAGTTCCTGGTTGTTGTTCACGAAGTTGACGATCGTGTTGACTTCCAGGTTGATCGCCACGAGCACTTCGCCCATGCCGATCCCGTAGAAGCGATCCGACACCGTCTGGTACTTGAGCACCGAGAACGGACGCCGCTCGTGCGGCATCAGCGCGCTCAGGTAGTCCGCGCCGACTACAGACCGCAACTTGCGGGATACGATGTAGACGACCTCAATAGACTCGCCATCGCCGTCGATATCGTCGCAGGTATAGATCTCGTAGAACAGCAACTTGTTGTTGTCGGTCGTCATGTCTTGCTCGCCAGCCTGGCCACGACTCCCAACCTTGTACTGCTGCTCCTTCACGCCCTCGCCAATGACTCGGTCCTTCTGGCGTTTCAGATCCTCGTTCTCTTCGCTCTCCTCCATGCGCGTCTCGCGCGATGACATCAGACGCGTGAACTCGTCCTCAGACATCTGCAACTCGCCCGACTCGTACTTGCGCCGGACCTCGTCGCGTGTCATCCAGAACTGGTGGGCCACCCAATCCGCCGACTGGATATCGAGAGACCTGAACGGTACGATCAGATCCTCGTGCTCCATCACCGAGACATGCGGACTGTCAAACTTCAAAACCTTGCGATAGACATAGACATCGATCTCGTCGATATACTCGCTCGGCCGAAAGACTAGCTGGCCCTCGTGGAGGCGTCGACCATCCACGAATTCAATATTGAACGACAAGCCGACTAGCTCGATGATCGGCGAGCCTTCTGGGTAGTCGTGCTCGTGATCCTCGCGGTCAACTTCGTCGGCCGTCAGCAGACCGTGGAGCTTCTCCTCGCTCGGTGCGCCGAAGATCTCCAGCATGATCTCGTCCGGGCTCTTGACCCGCATCTGCGTAGTTACTTGTCCCTGGACATCCGGTTCCCCGGCTCGATAGACGGCCTTGACACGATGTACCTCGACAGTTTTCTTCCACTCGCGTCGCCAAATGGTCTTGACTGTCGACTGACCATCACGTAGGGTATTACGGAACCAGTCTTCGGAGGTCTCGAAAAAGCACGGACTAATGTCCTCAGCCACGCCCCAATTGATAAGCCTCTCAGCATTGTCCGTTTCCTCTGGCATGTTCTCGTCTGGCACGCGCTTAACGTGAACGATCGGTTCGGTGCCCCAGAAAGCGTTCATCAGCTTCGGCACCGAGTTCTCGATCTTCTCGTACATCACTGGTAGGTGGATGTCACTCGCACCAGACCACGGCAAGCTGCCGATCGGGTCCTTGTCATTGAAGTACAGTGACCGGACCAGCATGATCTTCGAGTCGAGCGGTGCTCGGTCGATGACGGCCTGGTCGATCTCAGACGTAAGCCACGTACCACGAGCCCGCCGAAACTCTTGTTCTAGTCTCAGAGACATGTGGACTCCTAATCCGTGATGACGAGTTCGATCGTCGCCAGGTTCGTAGTCGACTCGTTCTGGACGTAGAGATGCGTGAAGCTGCCGACCAACATGATTGCTCCGTGCTCCTTGACCGTCCACAAGAAAGAGTTGTCGTCTAGCGCCACCAGGATATCGCGATCGGTCTGGAGGAACAGCGACTCGCCGGTAGTTACACCACTCATATCGATCTCCGATGGGATCGCCATATTGGTGGCCAGGATGACGCGTTGGTGCGTACTCTCCGTATAGGTTTCGTTCGGCTCGTAGAAGTTCTGGTCGTAGATATCTACGCCGTCACGGATCAGCCGAACACGGGCGCGTAGGGTTCTCTTCAATGCGTCGGCCATCAATGTCCTCCGTAGCCCGTATGTGTACCAGGCATCTTGATTTGGAACTTACCTCGAATGTCGAGGTCTTCCTTTTCGGCTTTGCGCTTCTCCTGGAGAATCAACGCGTGCTTGAGGCCTCGATAACTGAGGCGTGCCTGGTAATAGTACCGGATGCAATCGATGGTATCATCGTTCGTCTTGCGGTACGCGTCCTTCTCGCCCATGAGGTCGCGCTGCTTGCTTGTCTGCCAGTCGTCGAATACGAAGTTCATGAAGTCATGCTTGACCTCACGGCATGTGTTGAAGACCTGGAGCATCGGCTCGTCCCACTCGTACGGTCCGCGTGCTAGCGCATCCTTGATCGCGTCATAGCCAGCCTGGGCATTCCGTTTCTGTGCCAGCGAACACGGTACACCGTGCTTGTGAAAGGCCCACCGGATAGATTCGCCACTGGTACGATCTGTTTCCTGAGCACTGGTATCGATGACTCGATGAACCACGGGTTCAGAGCCATAGTCAGTTTTCTCAAGTCGGTGGATTTCATTAGCAACTTCCTTCACCGTCATGAGCTTGGGGTCAGCTAGCGAGCGGTAAACGTAAACTTGGTCATCGGGATTCACGGCCATCCACACAACCGCGATGGGCTTGCGGGGATGTGGATCGATAACCATGACACGGGGCCATGTCCTGGGGATCTCGAAGGGTTCAATCCAAAATGGATCGCGGGGTTCCCACATCTTGAAGACGCGGCCTGCCAGGTGCAAGAACTGCGCGTGCAGCCGGGCTTCCAGTTCGTCCTCACGCAGATCGGCGAGGAAGTCCTCGATCGCTGCGCGGGTCAGATATCCACCGTTCTCGATGCAGTTATCCCAAATCGAGAACTTGAACATTGTCACGCCGGAGCCGGGCTCCTCGGCGCGGTCCACGATCTTCTCGTTGAGCCAGAACGCCGCAAGGGGCGTCATGGTCAGCCAAAGGTGTCCGCCGTGATCTACCAGCCCACGCTTGAGGCCGGTGTACTTGCGCTGGCCGCAGGGCTCGTCGATCCACACCCAGTGGTGGTTCGGGCCCTCAAAAGCCAGGTCGTCTTGATCATCGGAATGGAAGTAGAT